GGGTGATTTTGTCACCACGCAGAAGGGTGCAAAATCTGGAACAGCATGGAACGGCTTTCGTGACATCAACAAAGCTATCAGCATTCTGGAAGACCCGTCGCGCCAAAACATTAGCGACCAACTAGGCGAGAAACACAAAGTTCGCAGCTTCTATAACAACATTCTCGACCCATTTGCCCCACAAGGCGACGTAACTATCGACACTCATGCTGTAGCCGCAGCCCTGCTGCGTCCGCTGTCAGGCAAGAGCATCGAGGTGCTGCATAACTTCAAAGACGCTGGCACAAGCAAAAACATCGGTGCTTTTGGCAGCTACGGTGTTTACGCCGAAGCTTACCGTCGTCTTGCCAGTGAGTTAGGCGTGCAGCCCCGTGAGTTGCAGTCGATTACGTGGGAAGCAGTACGCAACCTGTTTACGCAAGGATTTAAGGGGCAAAAAAAGAACGTCGATGCAATCGATAACATCTGGAAAAGCTACACAGATGGCACTATATCTATAGATGAAGCTAGGAGTAAGATTTATGACACAGCAGGGGGCATTAACAGAGCAGAGTGGGAAACCGCACTCCGACCCGACGATGCAATTGATGCTGGAGATGGGAATCAAACCCAGTCAGGAAGCATTCTTGACACTAGCCTATCCGGACGACGAGATAACCGGAGAGATACTGGCGAACCTGCCGGACTTCTTCTTCGAGCTTCCGAAGACCTAACAAAACAAGGGCAGCTCTTCCTAGACGAAGAGGTAGCAAGTACCAAAGAGGTTCTAGGTGAACCTGAGTTGCCTATCCGTGCGCCTACGCCGACCGAAATCAAAACACAAGAGCCGACCGTAAAGGCTTTCTTCGAAGTTGGTAAAGAAGGCTCACCATACGAAAACGGTATGAACGCGGACGACGTAAACAACTTAGGTCTGATGCTTGGCTATATGATTGTTGATGCGCCAAACAAAGCGAAGATGGGCGACATCGTAAGACGTAAGATACGCTCCGACGAGCATTACGCTGGTGTCAACATGGTGTACACCAATGCTAGCGTACCGCACACGATTGGCTTGCTTGCCGAAGGGTATGTGAACCCGAAAGACCCTGAGAACCAGAACGTAAGTAGCTTGGACTACTTGTTTACAAAGGCTCATGAAATCGTCGGTCACGCTTTGGAAAATCGACCGTTTGGCTTTGAGTACCTTAACCAGCAAGACATGACCGGCAAGCGTATGAACCCTAACCGAAGTGGTTATATGGTTGTCGAGCAATCTATCAACGCACCAGAAGGCGGTATCTACCCTGACGGACGGACGTTGGAGCAAGGTCAAACAGACCTAGTCGATGTCGATGACGTGAACCGTAGCGACAACGCGGTCTTGTTCCAGCGCGGTCAACAGTTTACTAATCAAAACAACCGTGACCTACCTACCATTGAAAACCCAGTTACCGGACAAACTGAAAGCGGACGACTGGACACGATACGTGGACAGCTAGCCAAGCGGTTGGAAAACTTAGACACGAAAGACTTCGATGCCAAGAAAGTGTCGAAAGAACTGATTGCCTTCCAGAAGTCACGTGTCAGCAGCAGCCGCAACCCAGAGCTTGGCACTAAGCGTGTGCGGAGCGCGTACACCATGTACGAGCGCGGCGTGGCTATGGGTCAACGTGCAAGTGCGGCTAACTATATAGATACCGTGCAGCGCAACAACATCCACAAGATGGCAGAGCTGTTGGCTGACGGTTTCGCTGGTTACGCTGTGAACCCGAAAGAGTTCAAACAGAACTACCCTGAGACTGCCAAGATGATACGTTTCTTCCAAAACGACCCTAACAACAAGTCATCTAAGTTCATTCAGTTCTACGCACATCCGTTGCCAACCGTGTTGGCGGTTGCTCTGGCGATGTTTGGCATCGCCGCTGGCGGCGGTGAAGAACGACCACCGGAGGGTGCGCTTTCGCCTAGCGGAGGTGCATTAACCATATAAAGGAAACACCATGTTTAAGCAGACTATCATGCTGATTGGTGTGGGCTGCTTACTTGCTTCCTGCACTGGTTACGTGCCACGCGAGTGGCGACCTGAGACTGTCGAAGAGCGCGGCTTGCGTTGGGCAGTAAAACTTTGTCGTTCCTTCGGCATCGAGGAAGAAACCCCTGAGATGATAAAATGCGTATCAGACAGATACGACCGTTTTTTGATGGATAATAAATAAGGAGAGACCCATGCAAGCCTCACCGGAAGACTTCATTGATATCCTGTCGCGTATTGAACAGGTCAAAGCGATGAAGGTAATCACTGATGCCGACAAACTGGACATCTTGATTGACCTCAAGACCCAGATACCGGCTCACGAAAACTACGCACGAAACTGCGCTAACACAAAGCGCGTTGTCCTGCGTGTCCTTGAGGAGGCCATACATGGTGCAACGAAAGAAAGCCCCGCCAAAACCAAAAAAGCAACCACAGAAAGCTCCAAAGAAAAACTACTTCGCGGAGCTAATGAAGACACCGGAGGGTCAGGCGTTAAGAAAGCAGTGGTCAACAAAGCCACGCAAAAACGCGGGTCGTCCAAAGGGCGTACCCGACGGGCATCGTAAAGAGACCATTGAGCCTTTGCGTGACAAGGCAAAAACAGAAGCGAAGAAAGTAGTTGAGATTATGAGCGATAAGTTTGACATCGAAGATGAACACGCCAAAGAAGCACTGAAGACCGCAGTCGAAGTGATGCGTGTGGATGGAGCTACACGTGAACGTCTACAAGCTGCCCGTCTTGTCCTCGACTTCACCAAGTCAAAACCAGCCGCCAAATCAGAAGTGACCATTGGCAAAGCCGAAGACTTCTTGGCATCACTGCTGGTAGACGACGAAAAGGAAGCAGACAATGGACAAGAGACTGAAGGCGGTACGCAAGAAGCTACTGAATGAGTTTGACTTCTACGCCAAGTCGGCACTGAAGATAAGAACCAAACAAGGTGACATAGCTCCGCTGGAGCTAAACTCAGCCCAATGCATTTTACACGAGGCAGTATCTAAGCAACTGCAAAGCGAACAGAAGATACGCGTCATCATTCTAAAGGCGCGACAGCAAGGGCTGAGTACTTACACGGGTGGCTATCTTTACTATGCGGTCAGTCAACGACCGGCACAGAAGGCGATGGTCATCACCCACCATGCGGACAGCACGCGTGCGCTCTTCGATATGACGAAGCGTTTCCACGAGCATTGTCCTGAGATACTCAAGCCGCATACCAAGTACAGCTCACGCCGTGAGATTACATTTGATGTACTCGACAGCAGCTACGTGGTTGCCACCGCCGGTGGTGACAGTATTGGTCGCGGTGAAACGCTGACTTGCGTACACGCTTCGGAGCTAGCGTTCTGGCCTAAAGGAGCAGCGGAAGAGAACTGGAACGGTCTGGTGCAAGCTGTACCAAACACCAAAGGCACTGCAATCTTTGTCGAAAGCACCGCCAACGGTGTGTCCGGTATCTTCTATGACCTATGGAAGGGCGCAGTGGACGGAAGCAACGGTTATGTGCCGGTGTTTATTCCGTGGTTTGCTGACCCGACCTACCGTGAACCGGTGACAAAGAACTTTGAGCGGACACCTGACGAAGAAGACTTGGCTACCAAGTACAGCCTTGATGACCAGCAGCTAATGTTCCGTCGGCGTAAGATTGCCCAGAATGGCATCGACTTGTTTCGACAAGAGTATCCGTCTGAACCGGAAGAGGCATTCCTCACGACCGGTCGGCCTGTATTTAACCCAGACCAGCTTGTGACCATGTTGGATGAAACGCGTGACGTTGAAGAGCGTCTGGCGTTAGAGACCGACGAGTGGGTGAACCACAGTCGCGGCGAGTTGCAGACTTATAGGAAACACGATGAAGGCGAACAATATGTCATCGGGGCAGACTGTGCTATGGGCATCCGTGGTGGCGACTTCAGTGTCGCGCAAGTCTTGGACAGTAAGAAACGGCAAGTGGCTACTTGGCGCGGTCATGTTCACCCTGATTATTTTGCTGAGGTACTTTACGCTCTAGGCCAATATTATAATGAGGCGTTTATCTGTGTCGAAAACAACAGCCACGGGATTTTGACTTGCACGAGGCTGGGCAAAGATATGGCCTATCCAAACTTTTACACAGAAGTGCAACACGACAAACTGACTGATAGGGAAACCGTCAAGCTGGGGTTCAGCACCACAGCAAAGACAAAGCCCCTAATCATTGACCAGCTACGTGCGTCTGCACGTGAGGGTGAGCTGGAGCTGAACGACAAGACGACTATACGAGAGATGATGACTTATATCGTGACCGAAAGTGGTGCGATGCAAGCCGAGAGTGGGTGTTTTGACGACTGTGTTATGAGCCTTGCGCTTGCAAACTACGTGCATGAGGGCGCGTGGACACCTGTAGAAGTAAACGACGATTATTACATAGAGATGGTGTAATGGCAGAAATTAAAGATTACAAAAAACTGGACGACCAAGATATTGTCACCCTGTTGGACGACAACATCAAACGGTCAGTCGGCTATTACGATAGCCAACTGTCACGTGAGCGTCAGAAAGTCATGGACTACTATACCGCACGTCTGCCTAAGCCAGCTCACGACGGTAACTCAAAATATGTAAGCCAAGATGTCTACGACGCAGTCGAAAGCATGAAGGCAGCTCTGTTGGAAACATTTGCAGCCGG